AGCGGAGGCACGCTACACCAGCAGCAGGTGCATTATGGGTTTCCATTCAGCTGGGCGTGATAACCACCATGTCCGCGAAGGGTACAGTACCCTCGTAAGCCAGGAGGTGGCACGTCAGATCTTCACTGAACTGAGCACTTATGAAGATGCTGCTGAGGACTCGAACATGGTTACCTGGACATCAGGAAAGAGACACGTTGAGCTACAGAGCTCATTGAGAGAGGTTGGACTTGTAGACGGCTCTTTTGAGCTGTTGGGAGTGTTAGCTACACCGGTCAACATGCCCACGAAGACAAACCTAAAGGAGTCGGCTATGAACAGAGATAAGTTGTTCGGTGAGTGTCCTATGGCTCCCGCAGTCTTGAAAGCTACTTTTGTGGATGGTGAGAAGAAAGAGCCCATGGTTCAAGGGCTCAGGGCTTACCAGACTCCACAAACGTATAAGAATCCGAAGGACTTGAGACCCGTGGTCGATGTAGCAATGCAGAGGCACTGGGAATCAACCAAGCATCACCCACGCACCATCCTCAGCTTTGAGGAAGCTATAAAGGCCCCAGAGGGTTGGAAGTTGAAACCCATAAACAGGAAGACAAGTCCAGGCTATGCTTGGGCTAAGTATGTGACCCCTAGAACGCCAGGTAAGACTGCGTTCTTTGGCCACGATGGAGAGTATGAGTTTAACTATGAAGACAATGAGGCTCTGCAGGAGTTAAAGACTTGCGTGGAATTAATCAATTTCAACGCGCGCTGGAATGTCAGGTGTTTGCACTTATGTACGGACTTCCTCAAGGATGAATTGAGGCCTTTGAAGAAAGTGAGAGAGGTTGCCACAAGAGTGATATCTGCCACACCGGTGGATTACACCATAAGTGTGCGACAGTACTTCGGAGCCTTCGTTGCAGCCATGTTTGATACCCATGTAGATAACGGAATGGCCCCTGGAGTGAATCAGTACACCGGGTGGTTCAAGCTGGTCAACAACCTTAAGCAGGTAGGAGATGATGTGTTTGATGGTGATTTCTCAAGATTCGATGCAAGTGAACAACCGTGGGTGCATGAGGCTATTTTGGATTATGTGAATCGGTGGTACCGATTTAATAACCTAGAGTGGACTCAGGAGGATGAAAATGTACGTAACACCCTTTGGTTGGAACTTGTCCATTCGCGCCACATATGTGGGGTTGGTAACAGCCTCAACTACGTTGTGCAGTGGAACAAATCCCTTCCCAGCGGACACCCTTTGACTACTATGGTCAACTCCATGTATTCATTGATCACATTAACAGGATGCTACATGGCCAACACAGGAGATATGGAAGATATGTGGAAGCATGCCTTCATTAACACTTTTGGTGATGACAACATATCTGCAGTGGATGAGGAGATGAGAGATAAATTCAACCAGGTCACCGTGGCTCAGACTATGAGTGACATGTTTGGACTCACTTACACACCTGGCAATAAGTCAGGTGTGTTGGTACCGTACACAGATTTGGAATCGTGTACTTTCCTGAAGAGGAGCTTCAAGCCAGATGACACGATTGGTAATCGCCTGCTTAGGACAGGACCCAATTTAGGTTGGGTTGGTCCTTTAGCAGAGGAGAGCTTCCTATATGCTGGTTACTGGTACAAGAATGCCAGAGATCCGATGGGAGACATGCAAGAGCGCTTAAAGAATCTCCTGTGTGAGTTATGCTTGCACAGTGAGGATAAGTGGAATGAGATTTTTCCAAAGTTGGAACAGTGGTGCCATATGAATGGTTTACCACTGCCGCTGACCAGTAGGGAAGCGACGCGCAACCATGTCGCTACGCGGCTGGATGTATGGTTCTGAGGCACAGCACATAATTCATAACCACGGTTATGCCCAGGACGTCAACTACTCAGACGTAAAGAGAGAGGATGGTTATGCAGTGTGGCACGCTTGAGCAGCACCACACATGTTGAAAGATAGCTTACAGAAACTTTGACAAAC